AGTAATAAAAACAAAGTTGAAAATTATTTGGTGTAGTTGTACTTGATACACTTGAACTTGGTGTAGCATATAAAAAAATACTAGGATTTAATCTTCTTGCTACATAATATTGCGAAGGTGTACCTTTAGTTAATTTATTTGGTGTTTGTGAATATTGTGATCTACTAATTTGAGTTATAGCTACATCTTGTGGGTCAGTTGTAGTAGAATTATTTCTATAATAAGCTTCTAGTACAGTACTTATATCTTCTGGAAAATTTACTGAATCCGCTGCAAAATTATATTCTGCTTGTCCTTCGACTAGTGGAACTTTAGCTAATTTTACTTTCCATAAATGAACACCTCTATTACCCCATTCTTGAAACATAATATTTAAAGAACGTCTTGCAGATCTTAATTGATAACCTGTTCTAGTTCCTCTAACTCCAGTTCGCTCAAATGCTTCTTCAATTACATCATCTATTTGAGGATTAAATTCTGTAGTTTCTGAAGTGGGTGAAATAGTTTGAGCAGTATTACCCATACCACTATGAACTGTACAGTAATAAAATAATAATGGAGCGCCAGTAGTTCTAACAGGTGCAACATTAATAGTTGTAGAAGCTCCTGCATTTCCTGGAGTTCCTACTGTAGTTACTCCTGTAGTATAACTTGCTACAGGTGAATTATTTGGATTTGTAGAAAATGCTATTTGGTGAGTATTATTAGAAGTATCTGCTTGATCAAAGATATAAGTATTACCTTCTTGTAAATATAAGACAGGCGCTAACTCTCCGTTAATGTAATATCTATCACCGGTACCATATTGAGTAGTCCCCGTTGCTACGGTTACTGTGTAAGTTATTGTAGCCACAATTTACTCCTACGTAAATGTTATAGTAACACCAGGTGTTGCAGTTAAATCTAAATAAACTCCATCATCAAATAGAATTCCAGAACCAGGAACATAAAAATCTATTCCCTCGTCTCCAAATTTAAATGTAGCTATTACAGTTCCTGCTGCTCCACCAGATTTAAAAACAATACTAGAACTTGCAGCACCTTCAGCTTGAATACCTGTTATTCTAGCTCTTTGTCCTGTAGGTACCATTTGTGCATCTGCTGTAGCGTGGGCTACGAGTTGGTCACTTGTATATCCTGACATATTTTTCTCCTGTTAAATTGTGTGTGGGCCGAAGCCCACACTTAATTAATTATTACTAGTTCGCTGTTGCGTCTTGTAGGTTGTTAGCTTGAACATATGTAAAAGTAACAGTTACTTGACCTGTAGTTGCAGTACTACCTGCAGATATAAGAGTCGCTGTAATTTGTGTATCTGCACCAACTCTGTCAGCTGAATCTAAAGATCCAGTAGCTAATGTAGAAGTTTCTCCTAAAGTTTTAACATCAGTGTTAGCTATAAAAAATGCTGCAGATCCTGTTTTTCCAACTGAAACAGTTGCTGTTCCACTCGGATTACTTACTATTGCAACTCTAATTGTAGCTGTAAGTAGTTGTGAGTTTTTTGGTATTACACCTACGTTGTAAGTAGTTGTTCCCACTACGACTGCTGAATCAATCATAATTGATTGAGACATTACAACTTGACCTGTGTTTCTTACATCATCGCCAAGTGTTGTTCCTGTTGTGTTTGAGATCGTTCCCGCTTTTATCGGTCCCGAAAAAGTAGTTGTTGCCATATTAATATCCTCCTAGATATCTGAATACTGTCCCTAGGGTTGTCGACTATACGCGTCAGCATTCATCATTTATTAAATGTATAGTGAGTAAAATATACACTACATTTTAATAGAGTGCAAGAGAGCCTACAGTAAAAGTGCTAATTAGCGATGTAGCTTTTGATTAAGTAGCTACGGAAACTTGTGGAGCCGCGTCTTCGACAGTATTCTGTCTGTGAGCAATAGCTGCTTCTTCCAGCTTAATGTCAGTAATGACTCTTTTTACTTTGTCATCGATTCTGACCATTTCAAGAGTATATCTATTATTATCTAGATGCTCCTGTTGCCACTTCAACTCCAAGGACCTTTTTTGTTTGTATAGGTCTTGTATCATCAATAACCTCCTCATAAGTTATTCGATTTATCTCGTTGTTATAGTTGTTTCCGAGATACTCCCATTTTATACTCTTTTCTCCTAGCTTGTCAAGTATTGCTTTTTCAACACTTTGAGCAGTATCTTCACTATGTTCAATAGTAAATACTGAATGATGGTCGTAAGCCCAGATATTTATGAGAGTCTTTTTCATTTACACACCTTTATATGTAATAAAAGGGCCGTTTTAAGGCGGCCCTTTTAAATTAATGATTACGTTGCGTTTGATCCAAATACGCCTCTTGGATCAGAAAATCCAAATACGTATCTTTCTCTAGCTTTGTATCTAACGTTTCCAGTATCAAAGTCACCTTCCATTGAAGTTTTGATAGGTGATCTGTTGAAATGCTTAAGACCGTTAGGCACATCAGTTTTGATAAAGAATTTCTTCGCGTGAGTTAGGTAATTATTTACAGTGTAACCACCGGAAATCATTCCCATATTTCTTATCGCGTTGATATCATTATCAGCTGTACCAGTTCTACCAACAGTATTCATAAGTCTGTCAGCAGTAAATTGAAGAGCTGAAGGAATTACTAATTTAACTCCTTGCGCTGCAATTTTTAGGCCTCTTTCATCTGTAAGAGCCGCAATGTCAATTAATGACTGCTCTAAAGATGTTTCATTCAACTCAGCTGCTACTGCTAACTCGTTTCTAAATGTTCCTGCTAAAGTAGGATGGTCATCAGCACAAAGTGCTTTTCCATCTCCACCAGCAAAATTTGCATCGAACGCGTTATTAAGTATAGCTGCGCCTCTGATATTCTTAGTAGACGCCATAGATCTTGCTAAAGCTTTTGTATATCTAGACGCAAGTCTGTCATACAAGTTATCTTCAATAGCTTCTTCTGTAATAGCGAATGCTAATGCAATCGTTTCGTTAGTATAACGAGCTGTGAAAGTTTCTTGCGCATCGTCAAAAGTTACACCCTGTCCTTCAGGTTTAACGTTTGCATTTGCGAAACCAGCTAACATCACTTCTTCTTCGAAAGCTCTGTCAGATGATTCTGTTTCAAAAATTGCAGACCATTGCTCGCCGTATTGTTTGTACTCAAGTCCAAATAGTGCATTTAGACCTGGCTCTAGTTCTTTAACTAGTTGTGCTCTTGATATTGCCATAATTTATATACTCCTATTTAGATTATGCGTATAAACCAGCGCCACCAGCAATCGCAACAATAACATTTCCACCTGCAACAGTGAAATCTTTATTTGTTTGATCATTGCCGTAAGCAACTAATTTAAACATTGCCGTTGTAGCAGCTGAACCGATATCTAAAGTAGTAATTGATTGACCACTTCTGTTATCAGTTGCAGTGTAGTTATTTACGTTGAAGTTGTTAGCGCCACCGATTAAGGTTTGAGCAACAGCTGCATCCGCTTTCACTTCATATTGCTGAAACGGGTTGTTGATTATAAACGCTTCAATTTCATCTGATGCGTTGTTGTAGTTTTTAGATGTAGTTTGACCTGCAACAATGTTATTGCTGAAAGTTGGTTTGCCTGTAGCATCTATAAAGAATGCTCCATTGAACACGCCTGTTAATAATGCTTCTGTCGCATTAGTCCAAGCTGTTCCACCTTGTCCACCATCATCTGTAAGTGTAAACGATGCATCTTGTTGGTAACCTTGATTGCCTGCGTCTTGTGTAGACATAGGATCACCTTTGTTGACTGCAACGCCTGGTGCTGTTTGGATTCTGTACTCAGCTTGACCAGATGTAGCTGGAGTTTGTCCAACTGTATTGATCGCTCTAAGTCCAAATCCTACTGTACTTGCATTTGCCATATTTATTTTCCTTTTTATGTACCTGGCCCGAAGGCCCTCCAGTACGGATTTATTTTATTTTGTTGGGTAGGAATAGTTAAAAGATTAACTTTTCTTTGTACCACCAAAAGTTACACGAGTATTAGATTCCTTTTGGAATTTCATACTAGGGTGCTGTTCCTTCATAAGATTGTTATCTACTGCTTCTTCTTTAGCCTCGTTTTGCTTTTTGTAATAAGCATCGATTTGAAGCGCAATCTCTTCTGGTATCCTAGCCAGCAATAGGCCTCCCACTCCGATTACTCCAGCGTATCTGCCTTCTGTATCAGCGGGATACTGTGAATCCGGATATTCGTCAGCTCTCACTAACTCCCATCCTTCTCTTAAAGAAGATGCAACATTTTTTGCATCTGATTGTCCAAGAATTTCGGATCGTATCCACTGATGTCTATAACCAGTTGGCGCTGGTGGTGCATCTAGTGAGTTGGGTGGAGTCCAAACCTTTTTGACTTCTATTTTGTCTCTTGTTTGACTCGCACGTGAAGTTTTTATTTTTTCGTTTTCCATATGCCTATACTCCTTCCGTGATTTTTAATTGTTTTGCATAATCTTCTAATGGCACGCCTAATCTTTTAGCAATTGCTACCTGTGATGGCGAGAGTTTCACAGTTTTTCTGCGTCCTGTTGTGGCTGAACGTCTGGCCGAAGCTACATTCTGAGCAGGTCTTGCTCTTTCTGTAGTATTTCCTTCTACCTTATCAAATTTGTGCGGAAATTCAAGTCTTATTCTTTTATCAACTTCAGCATAATAATCATTTGATTGAGGGTCGAATCCTTCTTGTTCTACAAGCTTTTTATGTATGTCAAAAGCTGTGTAAGTCATAGCAGAATCATTACCAAACCAACTGTTTCTAGAAGCCCAGTCTTCAGCTCTAGGATCAGATTGTGGTTGTGGTGCTCTTTGTTGTTGAGGAGTAATATTTACTTCTCTTTCTTGAGCTTTTGGTTTTTGTTCATTTGCAACTTTAATAGAATTAACTCTTGCTTCATCCATTGTTAAAGCTGCTAATTGCTGTTGTGCAGCAATTTGTGCTTCTACATCTTGTGACTCAATAGCATTTTTAAGAGCTAGTTTTGCTGCTGCTAAACCTGTTTTAACTCTACTTTCAAATTCAGAAACATAAGAGTTGTCCATTTTAGACATACGTCCTTCCATTTCTTGTTTTTGTTGAGTAAGTGATTGAGCATATTGAACAGCTTCTTCTCTTTGTCTTTCTGCTTCTCTCATTTTACGAGTTAATTTAGCAATACGTTTTTGAACGCCATCACTATATTCTTTTAACTCATCTTTTTCTTCAAGTTTAACCTCTCTCTCATTTTCATAAGATTTATCTTCTGGTACTTGCTCTACTTCTATTTTTTCTTCAATAGGTGTTTCAATTTTTTCTACTTCACCTTTTTCATCTAAATTAATTTCGGCTCCTTGTTCTTCACCTACGTCAATAAGATCTTCTACTCTTTTTTCGTTTTCTGGCATAGTTTCCTTCCTATGTTGTTAAATGTAATGAAGAATTGATTCAGGATCACTTATGGTCCCTAACACTTCATCATCGTTAAGTATTCTCACTTCTCCACCTTCAATCGGTAAACGTGCGCCAGCATATCTAGCGAACATAACCCAATCTCCTATTTTACACCAAGGCTCATTAAATTTATCTTTGTCCTTGTATGCAAGATCTCCCATTTTTAAAACATAACCACAAGTAGTTGCGATTCTAGCTTTATCTAATTGTTCTTGAGAGAATAAAATTCCACCTTTAGTTTTTTCTTTTGGTGTAAAAGGTAAAACTAAAATTCTGTAACCAACCGGTTTAGGTAACTGATCTTCTACATCTTTAATGTTTTCTTGATCTAATCTTTTTACGTGAGGCTCTTCTTTTTTTTCTGCTTCGTATTTATCTTGGAGACCAAGTTTAATTTTTGGTACTTCCTTGTCCGATGTCAATAATGTTTCCTTGCTCATTTTTTTGCTCCTTTGGTTTTAGCAGGTTAGAGATTTCCTGTAACGTTAATTGATAAGCGTGTGCCTGTCCTAGCATATACTTATATTTTTCCATACTGTCAACCCCACCAGTAATCATACTGTCTCCAATTTGTTGTAGAGTTGCGTTAAGTGTTTTTTTAAGTTTATCTATTAATACTAAGTCTTCCATCTTCTCTCCTTACAGTTTAAATTGTTGCAATACTTTTACTTTCTCTTCAGCACTTGCAATTTTCTCGATTAATTTATCTACTTCGTCTATGTGTTGTGGGTGTTCTCCAATACCTACAGAACTGTCTAAGTAAATTTTAAGTGTAGCATCAGCTTCTAAAATTTGAGCTTCATACCTAGCCTCTAATGCATCTAATATTGCTGTTCTCATTTTTTCTTCCTTCTTTTGTTTAAAAGTTTAACACGTGTGTGCCAACACCATTCAGTCATTTTAATAACATAAGTCTCAACGAATGCAATAGCATTATCAAGTTTTCCAAAAAAAGAGTATAAAAATTTATCTAACATTTCCATCGCTTACGTGCCTGTCGAAGTCTCGAATTTGGATTGGCCGCAGCTTTAGGAAATTGTTTCATCTGTCCTGCACTTCTTGCGCAGTACGATTTTCGCCTTTTAGCGGCAGCGGACCCTTTTTTAACTTTACCGGTCACGGCTGTTTTTAATTTAGAACCGGGATTTTTTCTTCTATAGGAAGCAACACCGGCTCGTGTCATTCCTGCTCCAGACTTTGTAGATCTAAAGTTCTTCTTGTTTCTTGCAGGCATATTATCCTGTTTTCTCATAACTATTTTTTCTTAGCTGTCTTAGCTGCTCTTTTAAAATTAGCTTTTGTAGGTGCGCCTTTAGTTCCAGGTTTTCTCATTTTTTCTTTTGAGCCTGCAGCTATACGTTTACGCTTCGCGTGAATGTTAGCGTAAAGTCCACGTTTAGTCATTATGCTGTGCCGCCTTTTTTGTAGCCCATTGCTTTAGCTACTTTAGGTGCTTTCTTTTTAAGAGCTCTTATACCTTTGCCTTTTTTACCAGCAGGTATTTTCTTTTTAACAGAACCACCTTTTTTATACATTGATCCACCAGCCATACCCATATCATCTTTGTAAAAACCATCTGCCATATCTTTTCTAGCAGTAGACATTCCACCGCCCATTTTGCCTACACGTCCGCCATTTTCGTATCTGTAACCATTTCTTACTCCGTTTTTTCTCATTTTTTTCCTCCGTTGTTTCTAAATATTTGTGTTCCCTTTATACCATAAATTGACGCCACAACAAGGATCCATAAATTAGTAAACCAACTTGGGAGTGCCGCAAAGTGTTCAAAGAAAATATTTACTTTGTCCATTGCTGTTGGATCGTCACTTATAACTGCCCAGGCCAGGATTGCTATTGGCGCCGAGAGGATTATCAAAACCGCCTCGTCCTTCCAATCTGAATCTCTAGATTCTAGTAATTTTCCCTGGTAAGCTTCTTCACCAGCGGCCATTTTAGATGCGTGCATTAACTGCGCGTCAGACATAGCCATTTTCGTTCTCTGCTTGTTAGCATAAATTTTACTACCAGCAGAAACGGCTAATTTAATTGCCGATAACCACATATTAGTACCAAGTTGCTTTTACAGGTCTTTTTTCAGGTCTCATTCTTTTTGTACCTCTAACAGTCACAACTTGTGACTCATTAGGATCTGTAGCTTCGATTGTAACCCCACCTGTTTGATAACCATCTGCTCCAACTCCTAATTCTTTTACAACTTTAGGTTCTTTTGTTTTTTTAATCATAATTTTCTCCTTAATTTGATTTATATCTAGTTTTTTCTAAAATTTCTACCGAAATCGTGACGCTTACTTGCGTCTGACATCTCTTGTTTAGTCAATGATACGTTTGCTCTCATTTCTGCTAGTTCTTTGCTTTGTTCTAGGTCATCTTCGTGCTGTGATTGGTTCATCATTGCTTTCATCTTATCTAAATTTAATCTTTCTTGACCTTCTTCTTCTCTTCTTTGGTTTTCTGCAGCTTTTAAGTCCACTTCTCTTGATTTAATCTTTAATAGTGGATCTCCAGCAAACTCACCTGTAATTTTTTCTTCTTCTTTAGCGTAATCCTCTTGC